TGAGTTGCTCAAGCTCGGCCTGGTCTAGGATTTTGACGGTTTCTTCTATGTTGGTATCCATAGATAAGTCCTTTTAGTTGAATTTGTTTTGGCGAATGGATTATAACGAAAAAGGGCTTTTTTATGAGTATTTTTTGAAAGGATAAAAGATGACAAAAGACAAGTTCTTACAAGAAGCGTATTTGAACGTCGCGGTCAATGAGGAGCTGGAGCGCGAGATCGCTAGGCGAAAAACGATATGCCAAAAGATGATCAAACTAATAAATAGTGATTTGGGCGAGGAGTTTTTGAATGGTTGCGAGGATTTTAAGGACGCGATGCAGAAATTTGAACTCAAATACGGCTTTTTGATTTGAAATTTAAAGGAAGCGAGTGAATGAAAACTCTAGCACAATTAATCTACGAAAAAACGAGATGGACGCTAAAAGATTACTGTGAAATGCGCGGAATAGGCTCAATCATGGGGCTTCGCGGCGGATATGTAAGCAAGGCAAACGCAAAGATACTGGAAAGCGACGGGATCGAGTGGCGCACGGCAAAAAACGTCAAAATAGGCAACGGCACATGCGCGGGATTTGTATATCTAAATAAAAAGAAAGCGAGTTAAAAATGTTAAATAAAAAAGCGGTTGATTTTGCGATATTTCAAGCAAAAATGGCAATGGCGGGGTTTGAGATAAAACTAACTTCAAAGGGCGAGATCCGCGGGGTTAAACGCGGCGCAAAGTTAGGCAAAGCGGAGGCAAAAAGTGCGAATAATCCAAATTTTAAGACAAATTCTCTCGCATCGCTCAGTTGAGCCGTGCCGGGCAAAAGATAGGAAAATCAAGGGCGCGAGCGGGGCGATCTTTAGCGGGTCGCACTACTACGTAAATGCGGATGGCTTCATCGCGTGCAGGCTAGGCGGCGCGATCGTGGATATAAAGGAAAAATCATGTTAATTCAAAATTTGAAACGATTTTTTGAGGTCAAGGCGGGGATCGAGAGGATAGAGGAGCAGATAAAAGAGCTCAAAGAGGATAAAAAAAGCTACCTCGAAACTCTCGAAAACCTAGAGCGCGAGCTAAAGCGAGAGCTAAACACGGACGACTTATCGGGCGTTCAAATTTCGCAAGGACTTAACATGTCCATCGAGGTTGTCAAAAAAGAGGACAAAGAGGCGGGCAATGAGTAAAAAAATAAGCGATGCGTTAAAAAACGCCAAAGACGAGATCAAAGAGCTAATCGCCTCATTTTTTGAGGAGATTGAAGCCGATCTCGATGAGCTTGCCGAGCTCGTAGAACAAAACGAAACAGAGCAAGCGGACGACCTAATCACTGAAATCAAACAAAAAATGGATAGTTGGCTCGCGGTGCAGTAGATGAAGCCCAAAACGCCTAAATTTAGCGCAGAAGACATTGTCGATTGCGGGATAGATAGCATCCGTTTTGTGATGCCTAAGGCCACGCTAAACGGCTTTTTAAAGAAGATTGAACTTTTGGGAAGGCTGCGGCTAATAAGCCGGAATAAAACGGTCAAGGATTATGCGGAGTATAAATTTAAGGGCGCAAATAAGCCGCTTTTTGATGCGGACGAAAAGCATCCTTACAAAATCCGCTACGTCAGCTTTAAGCGCGGCACGAAAAGCTTAAGTAATACGATGCTGGTGGTCGAAAACTCAAGCGAGTTAAACGATCTTTGCAAGAAGCGTAAAAAGCCCTTTGGCTATTACGTTTGCGTTGTCTTTGCGGGGCTGTTTCAGCCAAGCAGGGATATTTTTAAAGAAACTTACCGAATTTTGGGTAAGTTTTTACGGCGTTTTAAGCCTTACAGCTGGGATGTCGCGGTGGATTTTAAAGACCCTTGCGACGTGAATTCTAAAGCCAAAGGCAAATTTAAAGAGTCTGTAAAAGAGTGCGCCGATGACGTGATTAGTTTTAAAACTAGCATTTACGCCAATCGCGGACTAAAAAGCGGGAAGTTTTATGCGGTGGATAAGGTTTGTTTATACGACAAATTCGAAAAGCAAACGAACTACCACAAGCAAAAAATAGATGAAAAATTTAAGGGCTGGAAGCGCCTTGAAGTTACGTTTAGGCTCAAGGGTAAATTTATGGATTTTATCGAAAACGAAAACTTTAAGGAGTGCGTTGAGGTGATGGACGAGATCGCGGATAAGCTCACGGGCGAGTTTCCTTTTGGCGTCTATCTTGGCAAATTTAACGAGCAAATCGCATATTTCAGGGATATGCGCAAGCGATTAAATTTAAGCAAAACTATTTTTTAAAGGGTAAAAAGTGGGAAAATTTAACGTAGATGAGCACATAAAGGCGCTTAAAGTTTGTAAATACTTCACGATCGAAGGTATAGAAAATTTAATCAAAAGGTATCCGAACGAGGAGCATATAAAAATCGCCATGCAGATCAAGGCGAAAAACGAAAAGCCGATCGAGGGCGCGGCAAACGAGGAGTGAAAATGCATCAAAATCAAATAAATTTTATCAGCTATGCGCAGGCGGCAAAAATGCTAGGCGTTGCGGTAGTGACGATCAAGAAGTGGGCGCAAAAAGGGATTATTAAGCGATACGCCGTAACCGGCCGCAGCGTGTTTGTCGATAAAGACGAGATTTTAGAGATGATTAGAGGTAAAGAGGCATGAACGTGATAAATCAAGTCGTAGCGGACGATTACGCCATTTATAACGGCGACAGCTGCGAAGTAGTTAAGGCTCTAAAAGATGAGAGCGTAGGCTATATCATTTACTCGCCGCCGTTTGATAGCCTTTACACTTATTCAAATTCCGATCGAGATATGGGTAACTCCGAAAAGGGCGAATTCATGGAGCATTTTGCGTTTTTGGCCAAGGATCTATTTCGCATCCTAAAAAGCGGGCGGCTTATGAGTTTTCACTGCATGAATTTGCCGACTTCAAAGGTTAGAGACGGATTTATCGGAATTCGCGATTTTCGCGGCGAGTTGATACGCCTTTTTGAGAGCGTGGGCTTTATATTTCACTCCGAGGTTTGCATTTGGAAAGATCCCGTAATCGCTCAGCAACGCACCAAGGCGCTCGGACTGCTTCATAAGCAGCTCGTAAAAGATAGCGCGATGAGCCGTCAAGGGATACCCGACTATCTAGTCACCATGAGAAAGCCGGGTATAAACGCCGAGCCGATCGAGGGCGGGCTAAAATACTACTGCGGCGACGGCGCGCCTATCGCCTCTAAATTTGACGAAGAAAAAGGCAATCTAAACCGCGGCAGTATCGAAGTGTGGCAAAGATACGCAAGCCCGGTTTGGATGGACATCAATCCAAGCAATACGCTAAGCCTAAAAGGTAGCCGCGACGACGAGGACGAGAAGCATATTTGTCCTCTCCAGCTTGACGTTATAGAGCGCGCGCTCCAACTATGGACGAACGAGGGCGACGTCGTATTTACTCCGTTTTTGGGCATCGGTAGCGAGGTTTATCAATCTCTAAAAATGAACCGCAAGGGGATAGGCATCGAGCTAAAGAGCTCTTATTTTAACGTTGCGGCGAAAAACTGCGAGCTAGCCTTGCGAGAGCGCGCCCAAGGATCGCTTTTTTAAAGGTCGGCAGTGGATAAGGCAAAAGAAATTCAAGACTTTTATGCGAGCAAAGTTAAAGACGCGTGTAAGCCCGAGATTAGGCGATATAGCGCGCTTCAAATGGCATTTTTCAAAGCAAAGAGATCGGGCGAGGACATAAGCGTCCTAAAACAAGAGCTAGAAAACGCGAGGCGCGAAGCGATGAGAAAGGCGATCGGATGTTTGGACGAGCATGAGCATTTTGAGGTTATAGCCACGTTAAGCGATAACGGCAAAATCCGCTCAATGCCCGACTTTTTCAAGAATTGTATTATTTGACAAAGGAAATTTTATGCAATATGAGGACTTTTTAAAGACGAAACAAAAACGCGCAAGCTTTAAAAGCATCGAAATATCGCGAGACGAGCTAAACGGCGCGCTGTTTGATTATCAAAAGGATCTCGTTTATCTTGCGCTTAAAAAGGGGCATTTTGCGATATTTGCGATGACGGGTAGCGGCAAAACGGCGATGCAAGGCGAGTGGGCTTATCAAATTTGGCAAAAAGAGCGCGCGCCCGTGCTGATCGTGACGCCTCTTGCCGTTGCATTTCAAAGTATCGAGGAGATAAAACATATCCTAGGCTACGACGTTAAATTTTGCGAAAGCGCGGACGACGTGATAAACGGGCTAAACATTACCAATTACGAAAAGTTGGATAAATTTGACCCGGACGCGTTTGTCGCGCTAGTCCTGGACGAGAGCTCAAGGCTAAAAAGCTATACCTCGGCCACGCGAAATTTAATCATCGAAAACTATAAACACACGCCCTATAAGCTCGCTTGCTCGGCCACTCCAAGCCCGAACGACTACACGGAACTAGGCAATCACACGGAGTTTTTAAATGTGATG